AGATAAAATACGGAAAAGACCGTCAATCAGATGTACAAAAAGAATATCAAGCATCCATTGAAAGGGCAGGCGGTGTGTATATTATTGTAAGAACATTTGATGAGTTTGTGGTATGGTATGATAAATTTATTCAGAGTATATGAATCCAAAAGATACAGCATTAGAACTTTTTAAAAAGTTTAAGAATCCATTTGATCGTAATGGATGCATCCCACCAAATGAAATTGTTTATTATGATACTGCTAAGCAAATAGCATTGATTGCAGTGGATCAGATAATTGAAGCAACCATGGATGATTATATTAATAATGATTATTGGAAGGAAGTCAAACACGAAATTGAACTACTATGAGAATCAAGCTAAAATTTCCCCGCATCATTGTGAATTTAAAGCACAAAAAAAAGAAATATAAACACCCGGTCAAGGGTATTAATAATGAAACAGATTAGATATGAAGGCAAATGAATTGAGAGTTGGTAATTATGTCAAAGGAATAGGGCACAATATATCATGGCTTGTTGAGGGTATTGAAACAGATTACATTCACTCCTCTAATGCATGGAGATTGTTATCCAGCTTTGAGCCAATACCATTAAACACAAATTGGTTGTTGAAATTAGGTTTTAAATACAATAATTATGAAGAGCTATATCAAAAGGATATATTTGATATTGATACAATAGATAATGTGTATTGTCATTTCTACATGAATGAGTATGGCGACTGGTATAAGAATATTGAGCATGTTCACCAACTTCAAAACCTGTACTTTGCACTCACTGGAGAGGAATTAACAATCGTATGTTAATAACTTTAATTTGTATATATGCAAAAATCACTTATCTTTGTAGAAAATAATAATAACCACTTTATGACAAAAGAAATCAAAACAGCCACTGAGAAAATCAAAGAGCTGAATGAGTTAGGGGGAGTCCTAACTCTACATCAAAAGTTACACAGGGCAAAGTTGGCCATTGGGAAGGTAACTAAGAATGCAACAAATCCACACTTTAAGAAGGCCTATGCTGACATCAATGCGTTGATAGATGCTGTTGAGCCAATCTTATTAGAGAATGGTCTGCTATTATTACAACCTATCCAGGGCAATAATGTCTGCACTCAAATCATTGACATTGACTCAGGCACCATGATAGAGTCATGCATGGAGTTACCAACTAACTTAACACCCCAGCAGATGGGATCGGCCATAACTTATTTTCGTAGATACACCCTGCAAAGTAGTATGAGCTTACAGTCAGTTGATGATGATGCACACATGGCAGAGCAGGCAGTTAAACAACCTGTTAAAGAAACATTATCTGCAGATAGATTTGCAGGTGCATTGACTAAGATTGCAGCCGGTGAGTACACTGTTGAGCAGCTCAAGTCTAAGTTCAACCTAACTAAAGAACAGGAGGCACAACTATGAAATGGAGACCATCACAATTAGGTAAGCTCATGACCAACTCAAGGAGTAAGTCTGAGCCATTGTCTGAGACTGCAAAGTCTGAGATTCGTAAGATTGCTAAACAGGACTTTTACGGATATACTACAGAGATAAAGACTAAGCCAATGATTAAAGGCACTGAGTGGGAGCAGGAAGGAATTAACCTGCTCAATAATGTGAGATTCACAAACTACACTAAGAACACAATCAGAGTTGAAAATGAGTACATGAGCGGCTGTTGTGACATCATAACAGATGACCTCATCATTGACATCAAATCATCATGGTCATTGGATACCTTCCCGGCAACACAGTCAGAGGGAGATAACTCTGATTATGAGTGGCAGGGAAGAGCTTATATGTGGCTTTATGATAGGCCAGCATTTGAGTTGGCTTACACCATGTACACAACTCCAGATGAGTTACTCACTGAGTGGGATAACCTATCTATCCATCGAGTAGATCACATTCCAATGCATCACAGGGTAACTGTCCTAAGATATGAACGTGATGAGGAGATTGAGGACTTAATAAGAGAGAAACTCATTTACTGTAATGAGTACTATAGTAAGTATATTAATGAACTAAATAATAAATAATCATGGAAAAAAAGGAATTTTACCAGCAGGCCGTATTGATGGCATTGAACGGCCTGCTATCAAATGGAGCTCAAAGATTGGAAGAGGAGTACTTGGAAAATCATGCAACAGTGGCTGCAATGGCTCACCTATATGCCAAGGCAGTGACAGATAGAACATTTATTGAACAAACTAAAATATAATACAATGGATAAAACACAAATAGTCACACAATTAGTGGCTGCACTACTCACAAACAGTGAGAGACTTAGAGACATCAGATTCTCTTATGATTCTCAATCACAGGCCAGATTATCAGATCATGAGGTTGCTGTTGATTATGCTTGCATGGTTGCAGATTATATAATTGATAGAACCATTGAGCCAATAGAATTTAAATAAAGTTATTAACAAACACAAACAAAATATAAACAATGTCAGATTTAACAATCAAAGGAGCTGTTAAGCTCATCAATGAGGTGAAAGTCATCTCAGATAGATTCTCAGTGAGAGAGTTTGTAATCACAACACTGGATCCAAAGTATCCACAGGATATCTTATTCCAGGCAGTCAATGATAAGATGGATGCTGTTGCTCCATTAAGGAAGTCTCAAGTTGTTGAGGTATCATTCAACCTAAGAGGACGTGAGTTCAATGGACGTTATTACAACACTTTGGACGTGTGGAAAGTTACACATGATAAGGAGTTTGTTGATCCGGCATCTACAAGTGTTCAACCAGCAGATGAGCCAGATGACTTACCGTTCTAAGACAGTCTACTTAAACCTTGATGAGTCATTCACTGAGTGGCTCAGAAAGGAACTCAAAGACCAACTGTCAAACAGGTATAAGATAATTCACATGGCAGAGGATATGGGAGTTAATCCTGCTGTATTATACAGGTTCATGAATAGTAAAGAAGTGAGGACTCCATTCTATGATAGTGCGTTTAAATATTTGATAAAGAAATGAATTACTTAGTACAGATAATGATTGACATTGAAGGGCAGTATTACACCCCTCAATCCATACTTGATAAGATTAATAACTGAGGTTCGGCAAAACCACCCCCCTTGTTCAAATCAGAAACCTAGGAATTTATGAACACACAGCAAGGGGGTTCATAGTCAGGTAGCTTAATTGGAAAAGCGGTTGCGATAGTTTCCGTTACAGGTTCGAGTCCTTGTCCTGACTACTGCTCTGGTAAACCCCATGTCACTCGTACCTGAGAGCGTTGTCACATGGTAACAGATGAGGGGGAGCACACAACTCCCCTTTGTCATGTTGATAACTTTCCTTACCTTAGCCAAGTGTTAATCATTGACCTGCATAGAAAACAGAAACCATTTGCTGTTACTGTAAGTAATGAAACATTTGGGCGGCTGTATTCTATACTCTTCAAAGATAGGTATCTGAGATGTCAAGAGCTCAATAGATATGAGATACGTTGGTTCTGTGACAACATCAACCTATTCAAGGTAACACATGAGACAAAGGATGGGAAAGTGTACGAATATAGAATGTTCAAAAGGTCAATGAGTAACTCAATGAAACATAACTTTTTAGTTAGAAATAAGATAATAAATGATTCATACATCTGAGATAATTAAGATAGCCAAGGACCAGGATACAGCCCTCAAATTGGTGGATGTGATAACAGATATTGGATTTGATTATATTTGTAATCCTATTGATGCATTGAACTATGCTAAAAGAATAAGAGTACTAAAGAACGAAATAAACAATTACTATGAACTCAAAAGAGACTAAGAATGTTTACTCATTCAACTTTGAGACCAAAACAGCCTACATCAATGATGAGCCACTGGGCACCATTGTGGACCACACTGACACTGTTATCAATGTAGTTTGGGATAATGGAATGAAACAAGAGTTTAGATTATACAATCAAGTAAAAAATATACACAATGAGGCATAAAATCAAGGTAGTATTAGGGCTTATGATACTACCAATCTTTGCAATACTTTACTTTGCAGATAAGTTTGTTCTTTACTTCATGCCATGGAAGAGCTGTGATACTATTCAAAAGTGGATATATGATCCTAAAAAAGCAACTGAAAGTCTTATGAGAGTGATAGTTGCATTGGCATTGATAGGGCTTTATTACCTCATGGCAAACATGTTTTGATTTGTTTATTATCTTTACAGAGCAAATACACCGAAATTTCACCGATTATGGCAAGAAGGGAAGACAACCTAAAACCAGCATGGCAACCAGGTCAAAGTGGCAACCCTGGAGGAAAGCCCAAAGGAGCACGCAACAGAAGTACTATTTTGAGAGAGTTACTTGATGTTAATGACCAAGAGTTAAAGATGCATCAAGCTCAGATTGATAAGGCTATTGAACAAAAGGATACCAATGCTTATAAGGCTGTCTTAGATAGTGCCTATGGAGCTCCAACACAACAGATAGAACAAACCCAAACCAATGTGGATCTCACTGGATTAAGCTCCGATGATATCAGACAACTCCTCAAAGGTGAATGATAAGCAAAACGCCATACTACAGATACTACGCCTCGAACTTTGTCGTAGGGAGTTTTGGGAGTTTTGTCTCTACTATGACCAACCATTCTTTGAAAGTAGGTTATTTCTACACAGTGTCGCAGAGGCATTCCAAGAGATAGAGGATAATAAGATTAAGTCTTTAAGTGTATCCATGCCACCAAGGGCAGGGAAGTCCTATGTCAGTTCATTGTTTTGTGCATGGACCATTGGCAGAAACCCGGCAAGGTCAGTGATGAGAAACGCATGCACGGCAACACTTTACCTCAAGTTCTCTTATGATGTCAGGAACATAGTGAAGAGTGATAAGTTCAAACAGGTATTCCCTAACGTTCAACTGAGTGAGGATAAGGCAAACCTTCAAGGATGGAATACTAACTCAGCTAAGCAAGTGAGTTACTTTGGTGCAGGGGTGGGAGGTACTATCATTGGATTTGGAGCAGATAACATTGCGGTCACAGATGACCTTTACACAGGATTAGAACAGGCCTTGTCAGATACTCAGAATGAACGCATCATCCAATGGAAGGAGGCAACACATGACAGCCGCTTTGAGAGTGGATGCAAGAGGATTGACATTGGAACTCGATGGAGTTTGAATGATGTGATAGGCAGGCAAATGAATGACGGGATGTATGATAAGTCCATTGTTATCCCTGCATTGATAGATGGCCGCTCTTTTTGTGAGTCAGTGATGACCACAGATGAGTACCTGGATAAGAAAAAACGAACTGAGCCATCCATTTGGGAGGCAGAGTACATGCAATCACCTGTTGATATTCAAGGTAGGTTGTTCAATGACCTCAAAACTATTCCACTAACTGAGTTCAACAGCATCAAAGATAAGGTCCAAGGGTGCATTGCTTACTGTGATGTGGCAGATGCCGGGGCAGACTTCACTGCATTCGCAATACTGGCAGTGGCAGGCAATGAGTTCTATCTGGTTGATTATGTATTCAACAAGTCAAACACTGACATCACCATGCCATTGATAGCAGAGAAGTGTGCCAAGTGGAACGTAACCTATTGCAGGGTGGAGTCCAACAGTATGGGAGCTATGTTTGCAAGGGGATTGCAAAAGATAACCAAAAGCAGGATATTGCCGGTGCATAACTCAGTGAATAAGATAACACGCATCATCATGCAGTCAGTATGGATACAGCAAAGGATTACATTTGTTAACAATGGCACTCCTGAATGTGAGTTGTTTATCCAGAATGTACTCCATTTCAGTAAGGAAGGTAAGAATAAGAATGATGATGCACCGGATTGCCTTGCTGGTTTATCAATCTTCGCTCAATCCATGTTTAGACAGCTGGCATAATTTAAACCCCCTTTTTTGTATTAAAATAATGATTACATTTGCCAAAACAATATTGAATGGCATTCAATTTTCTTAGTGCGTTCGTTGATAATTACGCTAATACAGACCGTTATAGAAACTTAACGCGTCAAATATTCCCCCCTGCAGTGCAGATATGGGGTAAAAAAGAGGCTGTATGGCTTGATACTGGGGATGCATGGAGGTTATTCATTGATATACCAGAGTTAAGGTCAGTTATTAACAAGAGAGCCACTATGATGAGCTCTAATGTGCCAACATTATTTGATAAAGAGGGTAACTTAGTCACTGATCACTGGATAAATGACCTAATCACTAAGCCTAATGGAGTTCAATCATGGTCAGATGTAGTCTATTCAATGAGTGTACAGGATGCTTTATACTCTAATGTTGTTGCTTACTGCCCTGTGAGGTCCTTTGGACAGCGTAATTTGATTATAACACTACCAAACAATAAGATAAAAATCAATCTAAGTGGTAAGAAATTAAAGCAAATGGAGATCAATGACCTCATTGATTCGTTTGTATTCACTTATGATGATGGTTCCAAAGAGACAATTCAATTAGAGGATTCAATCTATTTGACAACTGCAGATGGTATGAACATAGTCAGACCAATATCTCGCATTGACTCACTCAGATTACCACTGTCAAACATCATGGCCAGTTATAACAAGCGTAATGTATTACTTGAGAACTTAGGGGCTATTGGTATCTTATCTGCTCAGAGTAATGACATGGGAGGAGCTATTCCAATGACACCAGAGGAGAGACAAAAGATACAAAAAGACTGGTATAGACGTCAAAAAGATGAGTTAATAATCACTGAGTCCAATGTGAACTGGCAACCGATGAGTTATCCAACAAGAGATCTCATGTTATTTGAGGAGTTAACAGAGGATAAGTTGGCTATCATTGATGCATTTGGATTGAATTACAACCTATTCTCAAGTGAAAAGGGTGCGACATTCAGCAATGTGAGGGATTCAATCCGTATGGCTTACACTGATACAATCATTCCAGAGACTCAACAGATGTATGATTCAATGATAGCTCAATGGGGATTGCAAGGTGAGTATTATCTACAGGCTAACTTTCAACATCTGCCAATACTTCAAGATGATGAGCAAGTAAAAGCTCAGGCAGAAAAGACAAAGGTTGATACATGGTCAGTTATGCTTAGAGATGGAGTGATTACTCAACAGCAATATGCAGAGGAGTTCGATATTGAGTTACAGAAACAAGATAGGACAGAGGCACAGGCAGCTGCATTGGCACAGGCTCAGACTAATCTCAAGGGAACAGTCGAAGGGTTGGATGGTATAATAGGACTCAATGCCGCTGTAAGTAGTGGCCAGATGGATAGACAAACAGCTGTAAATACATTGGTTAACTACTATGGATATGATCCTGTGACAGCAAATTCAATGATAACTAATCCAATACAAAATGCCAATACCTAAACCAACAGGAGAAGAGAATGAGGAGCAGTTCATTGGACGTTGCATGAGTGATGAGAGCATGAACAGTGAGTATGACAGTGACCAGAGGTTTGCAATATGTTCAACAGCATGGACCGATAACACAAAGAGTATGAGTAAATATGAGATAAAAAGCGGCTTTGAAATTAAAGACATGGACTCTTCCAAAAGGGAGGTTGCTGTTTATTTGGCAAAGTTTGGTAATGTAGACTCTGATAATGATGTGATCCAAAAGGGTGCGTTTAAAAAATCCATCCAAGAGAGAGGACCACAAGCTGCATCAAATCGTAAGATTGCATTCCTAAGACATCATGACTGGGAGAAACAGATCGGAGTATTCAGTAAGTTACAAGAGGATGACAATGGACTCTTTGCTGTTGGTAGATTAGGCACCTCAACAATGGGAGAGGATGCATGGAGAGACTATCAAGAGGGTATCATAAAGGAGCATTCAGTTGGATTCCAAAGGGTATCTGATAAGACTAAATTTGTAAAGGACAGTTCTAATCCATTGGGCGGGTTTACACTACTTCAAGAGGTTAAACTTTGGGAGGGTTCTGCTGTTACCTTTGGAGCAAATGAGTTGACCAATGTAGTTGACATCATGAAAAGCGAAACTAAAAAAACATATATAGATAAGATTTCAGATGATTTACAAACAGTAATCAAAGCCCTGGCAAATGGAAAGGGATCAGATGAGCGTTTGTTTGAACTCGAAATGAAAGCCAACTTTCTGTCAAGTCAATTGACTTTACTCGCACAAACAGAACCGCAACAGCATTCTGTTGAATTGTATGAGCCGGAGCAAAAAGGATTTGATTGGAGTGAGGTAATTAGTAAACTTTAATTTTTTAATTTAAAAACAAAATGGAAAACAATTTAACACCTGAGCAAGTTGTTGAAAAAATCAACGGTTTGTTCTCTGAAAAATTTGCAACTATCCCAACTAAGGATGAGGTTGCCCAATTAAAAAGCGAGCTTGACAACTTCAAGTCTATCGAAGTTAAGAACTCTGAAATGGAAAAAGCTATTGCTAAAATGGAAGGTCGCATTGAGGCTATGTCTGAGAAGGCAGTTGATGCACCAAAAGCAAAAGGAGCTAAGACTTTAAAAGATGCATTAGTAAAAACTTATTCTGACAATGTTAAGGCTATCACTGACTCAATCGAGAAAGGTCATAGAATTACATTAGATGTTAAGACTGACACTACAATTGATGGAGATTACTCTGGTAATGTTGCATTGAGTGTATTAGAGCCAGGAGTAAACAGAATTGCACGTCCTATTCGTAGAATACGTGAGATTTCTAATGTAGGAACAACTACATCAAAATTCGTTACTTACATCCAACAAACTCAAAACGTTACTCCAGGAGCTGAAGGAACTCTATGGGTAAATGAGGCTGGTGCAAAATTCAATGGAGAGGTTAAGTATGAGGAGGTATCTGAGGAAGTTAAGAAAATTGCTGCTTACATCAAGGTTTCAAAAGAGATGTTGGCTGACTTATCATTCGTTAGATCTGAAATCAACACTGAATTGATGGAAGCTATTGAGCAAAACATTGATTTTTCATTAGTAAATGGTAACGGTGGTGTTGACTTAAATGGTTTATTATCTGTTGCACCGGCATTCTCTGCAGGTACATTTGCAGGTACTATCCCAGGAGCAAACATTTCTGACTTAATCAGAGTTGCTAAGGCTCAGATTCAAGCTGCTAATTTTCAACCTACTCACGTAGTATTAAACCCAGAGGATGTTGCTAAAATTGAGTTGACTAAGACATCATCTGGTGAGTACACTTATCCTGCATTTTGGGATGCTAATATGATGTTGGCTGGTTTGACTATCGTATCTTCAAACAACATCACTGCAGGTACTTTGGTTG